TAAGTATTTCGGTCATCGACCAGAGCATTAATGTTGGTGCCGGTCCAGGTACAGTACCGTTAATCTTTATCGCCACACAACAAGATAAGACTGTTCCGGATGGTTCGGAAGTAGCAGTAGGAACAACAAAGGCCAATGCTGGAAAAGTTTGGTCTATCACTTCGCAGCGCGATTTGGTACAGACTTTCGGTGATCCTGTCTTCTATGAAGTTAGCGGAACATCCCTAAATGGTTATCCACTAAACGAATACGGTTTGCTTGCAGCATACTCGTATCTCGGTATTGCTAACCTAGCAAGAGTTGTCCGTTGCGATATCAATACAGTTCAATTACAACCAACACCAATTCAGCCAACAAGTCCTGCAGCAGCGGGAACATTCTGGTTTGATGAATCAGCATTACCAAACGGTTCTGCTTATGGTTTGTTTATTCGTTCTGGCACTTTCCCAAATGAAATTTGGACTGTTGTAGCACCGGATTTCATCTATAACTTTGCAACAGGTGTAGCAAACGCTCCAACACCAACAGACGGTGTTGACGGAGACCACGCAGTTGTATTCCAGACAGCATCGGGAACATTATCGTTCTGGAGAAAAGTTGGATCTACATGGTCGCAGATTGGTGCCCGTGCAGCTCAAGTAACTGCTTCGGCCCCATCAGTGGGTGCATTAATTAATGTTGCATCGACAGTAGGCTTAGAAGTTGGTATGGTTCCAGTAGTTGGTTCCGGTACTGGTGTTTTCGCAGCTAATACAACTATTACTCAAATCAACAATGCAACATCGTTTACTGTTTCTGCAGTACCATCAACACCGTTTGCGGCTGCTGATGTAATTAATGCATCGTTTGAAGTTGTTATCAACTCTGTATGGCCGGACCTTACATCGACATCGACAACACAAGAATATTGGCTAAAGACATCCTCAGCAGCGCAAGGTGCAAATCTTGTTCTACGCAGAATGGATACAACACTTGCTCAGTTCTTGCAAGTTGAAGCTCCAATTCTTACAAATGATGCAGCAGCCAATACATATTACAGCACAAATCCTGCAGGATCGGATGGCCAGATTTACATTGAGCCAGTCCAGTCGGGTTTAAATCCTACTTCTGCACCGAACTCATACGAGTTTAGAAAGGCAACTGGCGCATCTGGTCCATGGGCTCCATTACAAGTCATTCAAGGTTCTGTAACAGTTCCAACATCTGGCCCAGAAAACGGTCAGCTATGGTTCAATTCAGAGCTTGGCGTTGATAGCAACGGTGAAATCACTGTTGATATGTTAATGGCTGATGGAACAGGCGGATGGCAGAATGTATGGCTAGATGGTTGGACAGCGTTCAATACAGCAGCAGTTCTACCAGGCGCAATTAAGGTATATGCACAATCTGCAGATCCACGCGACGATGTACCGCCAAAGGTTCTATCGTCAGGCGATGTATGGGTTGATACAGATGTAAATCCGTATCCTGTTATTAAGCGTTGGTCGGGTACAGCATGGATTCTAGTCGACAATACAGACCAGACAACTCCAAACGGTATCATCTTCACAGATGCTCGTCCAAATCCAGAATATCACATGGGTACATACTCGGGCGAAAATAACGGTAGTGGTATCAATCCTGACTTAGACCCAGATGCACCAGATTCGGACTTGTATCCAAAGGGATTCTTACTATGGAATACTCGTTACTCGACAAACAATGTCAAGGAATGGAATTCACCATATGTAGCTAACGGCGTTCCTGCTGAACCAGATAACACAAACAATGGCTCATTGGGTCGTTGGGTAACAACTTCTGGTAATAACCCAGGTGGCGCACCGTACATGGGTGCAGCAGCACAGAATATCTGTATCGTTCGTGCAATCCAGGCAGTTATTACAGCCAACGAAGATATTCGCGCAGAAGATCTATACTATAACTTGATTGCTGCCCCGGGATATGTTGAAGCTATTGATGAAATGCTTGTATTGAATGAAGACCGTAAGCAGACAGCTTTTGTTGTCGGCGACACTCCATTCACACTAGCAGCCAACGGAACTTCGCTACAGAATTGGGCAACCAACAAGAGCGTTGCATACGGTAACGGTGCTGATGGCCTAGTATCGGCAAGTAAGTATTTTGCTGCATGGTATCCAAGCGGATTGTCGACCAATGTTGACGGAACTGATGTAGTTGTTCCACCATCACACATGGCTCTAAGAACAATTGCTTACAACGACCAGGTTGCTTATCCTTGGTTTGCTCCAGCTGGTTTACAACGCGGTATTGTCAACAATGCAGCAGCAGTTGGTTATGTCAATGTCGAAGGACAGTTTATTACTGTTAAGTTGAATGAAGGTCAAAGAGACATTCTTTACATCAACGGTATTAACCCAATTCGTGTAATGCCACAAGGCGGTATTGTTGTGTTCGGTCAAAAGACACGCCAACCATACGCAAGTGCAACAGACCGTATCAATGTAGTTCGTTTAGAAAATTACTTGCGCTACCAGTTGAACTTACTTGCTCAGCCGTTCCTATTCGAGCCTAACGATACAACAACTCGTAAGGCAGTTAAGGATGCATTTGATAGATTCATGTCAGAACTTATCACATTGCGTGCTCTATACGACTTCTTAGTTGTTTGCGATCTTACAAACAACACACCAGCTCGTATCGACAGAAACGAACTTTGGATTGATATTGCAATTCAGCCAGTTAAGGCAATTGAATTTATTTACATTCCAATCAGAATCAAGAACACAGGCGCCAGCTTATCGGCACCTTGATCTTAAACTGATCTAGAATATGCCCGGCCAGTCCGGGCATATTTTTGGCTAAATATTTCATGATTGATCTTAGAGAAGATATTAGATATTTGCCATCACAAGAAATAGTAGGATGCTGTACTGCTAGTGCCTCTCTTCTTGTTGCCGAAATGCTTATCAATCGATCTGGTGCTAATCCTATGCATTTCTCTAGGTTATTTGTTTATTACATGACTAGAAAAATGCAAGGTAGAATAGGGCAGAAAGGTGCAGAGCTAGGGGCAACCCTAGAGGCAATGAAACAATATGGATGTTGCACAGACAGATTGTGGCCTCTTCGTCCCACAATAGTTGATAAAGAGCCAAATGCAGTTGCAATGGAAGAGGCAAAGAATTATAAAATCGGAACATATACTAATGTTATAGAACAAGATTTCAATTATTTGTTAAATAAAGGATATCCCATAATTATCGGGTTAGCCACTGGCAGGCAGTTTTGGAAACTTAACGGCAAGCTTTCAGAACAGGTGTATAAGCCTATAAATGATATTGATAACCGCCCTTCACACGGGCATGCAGTTACTATTATTGGATATACAGATGATTATTGGATGGTAGCAAATTCAAGCGGACTCAAGTGGGGCGATAAGGGTTATGGAATTTTACCTTATGCTTGCAGGCAGGATATAGGCGAAGCGTATATCATAAATGATTTTGCAGGGATACCGTCGGAAAAAAATTTCTGATAATTGATAAATAGTATTAGCTTTTATAGCAGGAGAAAAAGATGGCAAATTTAGCTAAATTCGGTATTCCATTAGATGGAAACAAGCTTGGTATTCTACATCCCAAGCAGAAGTATCGTTTTAGAGTTGTCTGGCAGAACTTCGGTGAAAACAACGGTTTGCGCGAAATGACTGCTAATGTGGTAACATGTACCAGACCAAAGATTACCTATAACGAAGTACAACTCGACTCGTATAACTCTGTAGCATGGATTCAGGGCAAGCACACTTTCGATCCTATCGAAATTACATTGCGCGATGACATTACTAATGCGGTTGTTTCGTCGGTTGGCGCGCAAGTCCAGAAACAAATGAACCACTTTGAACAGACAAGTGCTGTTGCTGGTATCAACTACAAGTTCGCAATGGAAATCCATTCGCTAGACGGTACTGATAATGAGCAATTAGAGTCTTGGGTTCTTGATGGTTGCTGGATCCAGGCTGCTGCCTACGGTGATAACGATTATGCAAGTGGTGATCCAACTATGATTACATTGACAATTCGTTTCGACAACGCAACAGAAGTTTCGGGACCAAACACAAACGACGGTACTACAGTCGGTGGAAATCCATATCCAAATGTCGCCAGCCCAACTGGTGGTACTACATTCGCTTAATAGCGGATTTTTGGAGGTGGCTTAGTGCCAAGTTTTACTAGTCTAGCAACTTCATTGACTGGCGCAGGGTTCTTCTTTGAGAAGAGCTCTCGCCATGCTACCTATAATTTCAATCAAGAAGGGCAGAGTTTATACAATAACCAGCCCCGCTTTCCTTTTGAATATTACATCAATATCAGTCTTAATAATGTAGGCTCTGCTGCTTCGTTTATTTCTCAATCTTTTAATTCTCCAAACTGGGCACAAATAGCACCGCTTGTAAAATCGGTGGAAATGCCATCGATGAAAATTGAGACAACTCCGTTAAACCAATATAACAGAAAAAGACTAAGCCAGACAAAGATAGCATTTGAACCAGTTAAGGTTGTGTTTCATGATGTTGCAGACGGCAAAACACTGAAATTCTGGGATATGTATTATAGATACTATTTCGGAGATGGCAACGAACCTGGTAAAAATCAAGCAAAGTCGTCGCAACAGAAAAATAGTCCATTCTCGGTTGAAACTTTAAAGAAAGGAGCGCAGTCTCTAATTCCGAAGATTAACCCGGCTATTGCTAATCTTCCTGCAAGTATTAAAAACATGTTTGATAGTAATGCACCGAGTGGTGCAAACGATCCTAACAGCACAAACGGACAGAAATCTAATTTAGAAAATATTGTCAGCGATACACTCGATAGCCATATCTTCGGATTTAATTTACCTCAAGTTCAGAACATTCGTAGTTTAATTCAAACTATAGATATCTATCAAGTTCACGGTGGAAGATTTAATCAGGTTACTTTAGTTAATCCCAGAATATCTGCATTTACACACGATGTACTAAATTATGCCACAAGCGATAAGACACTTGAGCTAACATTTACATTTGAATATGAATATGCATATTACACGATTCAGAACTTACAGTTAGGTGAATCCGGATCTACAAAAGATCAGTTCGAACACGGCGAATTCCTTGAATTACCTGCATTGTCATTTAATGCTGCGTTAAACAATTTTGTTGAGTCTAACAATCCTTTGCTTAATTCCGATAATCCAATCCTTCAACGAATTGGTAAGAATGTTCAATCTACTATTGGTAGTGTTACTGGCGCATTTGCTTCAAATGCGGTTCGTGGAGCTACTTCGGCCATTGCCGGCGCGTTAGATGGCTCTGTAAATATTATTCCTCCACCATACATTTCTCCAAATATACCACCCGTTACGGCAAGATCATTTGCATCCACTGCTAATATAAATTCTACAATGTATAGGGATGTTAATAGAATTGGAGGCAACCCAGGTGGCTAATGCAAATATAGCATCTATCGGCAGATTTAGCTCGCAGATGCTTACTTATTTGGGTACGCAGAAGACAGTAAAGTCTGTCAACAATGTTCCTACAAATACCTTCAAATATGCAACGGGTCCTACTACTTTTCCAAGTGCAGGTTCTATCTCCCAGGCAGCATTAGGCGGTGGTGTAGTTGGAAACTATGCACCAGATACATATAATTCTACAAAATCCTATTTTCTATCAAGGGGAATAGGTCCTCTGTACGCCGATACAATGACAGGGCTTGCTATAGATATGGCAAGCATGCTAGGTATTTCTACAGCGGCCCTTTTAGAACAGGTAACGCCGACTGGACAGTTGATGTTCACAGCAGATGCATACCGTTCGTTTAATCTATTAAGAGATCCTGGCAACCAAGTCGGGATTGTTACCAGCGTAAATAATAGATATAGTCTACAAGCAAGAGAAATAAGGTCGTAATATGAGTTCCTATGTACAGGGGCAGTATAAACCTGTCAACCCAAGTAAATATGTAGGGACTTATCCTATATACTTCCGTTCTTCATGGGAATTCAAAGTTATGCAGATGTTCGATTCTAATCCGAACATAACTAGCTGGGCCAGCGAATCCATTAAAATTCCTTATCAAAATCCTTTTACCGGTAAATATACCGTGTATGTACCAGATTTCGTGGTTACTTATGTCGATGCTAAAGGTAGTCAAAAAGCAGAGATTATCGAAGTAAAGCCAGCTAAAGAGACCTTCCTAGAACAGGCAAAGAGTCAAAGAGCTAAGGCAGCGGTCGCATTGAATACCTATAAATGGGCAGCAGCACATGCGTTTGCTAGGCACCACGGCATGACATTTAGGGTTATGAACGAAAATAATATCTTCAATAATCCGAAAGGAAAGGCTTGATGACTAAAAAACTGGAAGAATTTTTTAATTTACCTCCCCGCGATGAGCCGGAGGTAGAAGATCTGCCAACAAAAACTCGTGAAGAGTTAATGGTAGAGGCACGAGAAATATATTCAGCTATAACAACCGCAGAGAAAGTTGATATCGCTCTTCCTACTGTAGTAGGATTAGACACCCATGATTCAGAAATGGATGATATTGCTGCTAAAGCAGTTAGAACATTTAATGATCTAATTGCCTTGGGAGGTAATGTGCCAGATATGCATGCCGGTAAGATCTACGAAGTAGCTGGCCAGATGCTCAAGACTGCACTTGATGCTAAGAATGCCAAAGCAGAGCGTAAACTTAAGATGATTGATCTTCAACTTAAGAAAGTAAAAGCCGAACAAATTGATATACAGCTAGGGCAAGGTAACAGAAGCCCTGCCGGCGGTGGCGAATTTGACCGTAATGAACTCCTAAAATATATTGTCTCCAACAAATCAGAAAAGTCTGATAAATAGTCGTAACACTGGAGTCAATATGGACGAAAAGAAAACATTTAGATCATATTTTGCAGAAACAAAAACAGAATATAAGTATGTTCTGAAGTTTGCTGTACATGAAATGACTGATGCAATGATTGATGTATTAGAGTCTTCGCTAAAGAAATACGATATCAAGCAGGCATCCTCGTTTAAGAAAACACCTATTCAAGAAAGTCCTCTCGATTTTCCTAATGTAAAGAACACACCTGTATTCATTTGCAGTATTGTACTTGGATATCCCGGTTCTCTAGATTTCCTTAGAACATATGTTTGTAACAATCTTGGAATTTCACCGGGACAGTTAGTTGTATACTCTGAAAATGATCCTCGTCAAATTGAGACCGATCTTTACATTGATAGAAATTCTGCAGAGTACAAGGCAAAATACAAAACCAAGCTGGGAAGCGACTACGAAGAGACAGGCGATAAGAGCCTATACGGTGCAGACTATAATATTTCATTCCTGAAGGAACTCGAAAAGGTTAGCAAGGAAAGAAAAGTAACGCAGGTAGAAAATCCTCTAAGTGTTCCGCAAGATATTGATCATTCCACATTACCTAAGGGCTATGATGGTTTCAATGATCCTAAGAATTTAAAGAAAGACGATGTTGGGTTATTTGGTAGAGTTAAGAAGCCTAACTTGCTAAAGGTAGGTGTTCTATGAACGATATGAGAAAACTAATAAACCTAATGGAAGGCGTAATGGCCGTTCCCGGATTAAATGAAGCAAGATTTCAGAATGTATCTTGCTCACAATGCGGCAGAGGATTTGGTCCAGGAGATAGTGGATATTCGCACTGCTCCGATCACAAAGGCAAGACACCTGTAGACGAAGCCACAGAATTACACGAAAAGTCAACTTCCGAGAAGCAAGCCCGTTTTATGGCGGCTGCTGCACACGATCCTAAATTCGCCAAGAAAGCAGGTATTGATAGCGGAGTTGCTAAAGAATTCAACAAGGCCGACACCGGCACAAAACAATTAAGTAACGCGATGAAGAATGTTAACGAAGGCACTGAGTCCGAAATGCAAACTGCAGGAACTGTTGGGCGCGATCAGGCAGATTCAGAATTTGATGCTTCGCAAGGCAATGCCGAGGAAGTAGACGAATCGCAAGTTTCAGACGGACAAATGAGCAATCCTGCTCCAGCTGTAGAGGTATTAGCAATGGAAGGTTCAGATTACGATTTAGATTTTATTGCATCGTCGATTAGAAATAATTATGACATGGCAACATCTGAAGAAGAGTTAAAGAAAATGGTAGCCGGCGAAACAGGTTACGGCCATAACCCAGACTTTGACAATATGTTCCACGGTGCATTAGATCATTTCCTTAATGGCGATGATTCGGGTATGGGCGACCTTGATGACGGAATGGATGGCGACTTTGATTCAGCAATGGCGAGTGCCGGACATGGATCAGACGAAGATTACGGCGGAGATGATTTCCCAATGGAAGAAGATCTGAACAACGGATACGATTCAGTTGAGGTTGCAACAGGTAGTGATTTCTTCCCTAACGGTGCTGATAGTCCAGTAGTTAAGGCAACAGGCCCGTCTGGAGCACGCCAAGGCGATAATCCAGAACAGAAAAAGATGCAAGTTGCAGAAGTTCATAAAGAACTTGTCTACGGTTATAGAAATTTCCTAAAGGAATCAGCTTCTTCTAAACCTAAGAAGGGCGAAAAGCCTAAGAAGGCAGAAAAGGCAAAAAAGGGTGAAGATGCCAAGAAACCAGTAAAGGCAAAAAAAGGTCACAAGCCTAATCTAAAGAAATAACATGGCAATCTATCAAGACGATAAGCTCGTCAAGCGTGCGTATACGAAAATATCGTATAGTAAGGAGCAGATTGACGAGCTCAAGGCGTGCATGGACCCTGTTACGGGTCCTCGATATTTTATTGAAAACTTCATGTATATCCAACACCCGATGCAGGGTAGACAGAAAATTCACCTATACGATTTTCAGAGAGAATTAATTGAGAACTACCACAGTTCCAGAAAATCTGTAAACATGGTTAGTCGCCAGATGGGCAAGACCACCGTTGCTGCAGGATATCTCTTGTGGTATGCTATGTTTGTCGAGGATGCAACAATTCTTATTGCATCTAACAAATACGACGGCGCCCAGGAAATTATGCACAGAGTAAGATATGCTTACGAATCCGTGCCTGACCATATTCGTGCTGGTGTAAAAGTCTATAACAAGCGTTCAATGGACTTTGATAATAATTCCCGTATCGTTGCAACAACCACTACAGAAAATACAGGTCGTGGAATGTCCTTGTCCTTAGTCTACCTGGACGAATTTGCGTTCGTGGAACCAAACATTGCTAAGGAATTCTGGACTTCTCTATCTCCTACACTGTCGACCGGTGGTAAGTGTATTATCACTTCTACTCCTAACACCGACGAAGATCAATTTGCTGATATTTGGTTCGGCGCCAATAAGCTTGTTGATGCCAACGGTAACGAAACAACTGTAGGTGTAAATGGATTTAAGCCTTATATTGCTACATGGGAAGCTCACCCAGACCGCGATCAGACATGGGCCGACGCCGAACTTGCCGGTCTAGGCGAAGATCGTTTCTTGCGCGAACACAAGTGCCAGTTCATTACATTTGAAGAAACACTTATCAACCCAGTTAAGCTCTCTCAACTCGAATCTAGGCAGCCTATTCGCAAGACAGGCCAAGTTCGCTGGTACGGCGATATTCGTCCAAACCTTACATATGTTGTTTCTCTCGATCCTTCAATGGGTACCGGCGGTGACAACGCAGCTATTCAGGTATTGGAACTGCCTACACTTGTTCAGGTAGCAGAATGGAGTAGCAATAGAACTCCAATTGAAGAACAAGTAAGAACAATGCGCAAGATACTAGAAGAATTGTATCAAGCAGGTAAGCCAGAACTTTACTGGTCTGTGGAAAGTAATTCTCTAGGCGAAGCTGCTCTTGTTGTTATTAGAGACACAGGAGAAGAAAACTTCCCGGGCACTATGTTGCACGATCCAAAGAATCGTCTTCAGGGCAAGACGGGCCGTCGCGCAGGATTTGTTACAACTAATAAATCTAAACTTGAAGCATGTGCTAAGTTGAAATTCTTAATTGAATCTGGTAAAATGAAACTTAATTCTAAGGGCATCTTATCAGAGTTAAAGGTTTTTGTTTCTAGAGGAAACACATTTGAGGCTCGTATCGGGCAGACAGATGATTTAATCATGGCACTTATATTGGCAGTTCGCATGACAGATTATATTTCTACATGGGATGATGGCGCGCAGACAGCTATCAATAGTAATATCGCTATCGGGGAAGACAGCAACTACGATGCACCGATGCCTGTTTTTATTTGATAGCAGATAAATAAGAGAAACAAGGATTTCATATGGTAGAATTGGATACCCTGGCAGGAAAGATTTTTTCTCTCCTAAAGGGAAATGGTTTAAAGATAAAGATTTATGACGAGGCAGGAGCAGAAACAACTGACCCTAATGTCGGTCGTCGCTTCTTTGTCACTGAACCAAACATTATGGTTACCATTGACGAAGATAGTAACAAGATTGAATTCAGCAAAGGTGCAACTGTTGACGATTCGGTAGAACACCTACAAAAAAATATTAGACGCCTTGCTGATGAATTTTTAATGAACTCTGATATTAAAGTTTTTGGTAAAACAATTCAACCAAGAGATTATGCATATCAGGCAAAACAAAAGAAGAATGATGCAGTTATGGAAAATAATCTAAGACCCGTAAATCACCACTTGCTCGGCCAGGTTTTAAAGAAGGTTAAGTATTTCGGTAACACATATGATTATCAACTTGCTGATGATTTGGGTATTGGGTTAGAAGAAATTCGTCCAGTTTTGAATAGACTCGTAACAAGCGGCAAAGTCAAGGCAGGAAAAGATTCGCATGGAGATATTATGTATTCAATAGCAGTTGACGAAGCAGTTATGGAAAGTTTCAGCAAGATGTTTGGTTCGCTAAAGACATCTCAGCAGACATTAGAAAATGTTCGCATCCTAGTCCGTCACAAGACTCCTGTTGATGAAAATGTTCGCGGCGCCCGTTCGCGCCACATCAGCGCAATCTTCCTAGAGTGCAATGGCGAGCGTTTCCGTTTCCCACACAACTATCTACCAGGCGCAAGAGCAATGGCCCAGCACATGGCCCACGGCGGCACACCAGGCGATAAAGTTGGCGGATATATTACAGAAAGCACAGGAAATTTACTCAAGCTTCAATCGTTCAACCGTTATGTCACAACAAACAAGCTAATCAACGAAGATAGTTCTGGTATTGTTGAAACAGTAAAGGAAAACATCGAGACCATTCGTACCGAATTGAAGAAGCTTACTGGCGTAAAGACATATGAGACAGTTAAGGCCCGTTTAGAAACTTTTGAACGCGAGGCACTTGCCGAGGACGACACAAGTGGTCTTAAGGAACTTTTCACTATCCGTCGCTTTGATGAGAAGTTCGAAGAAGTCCTTCCTATTGTTAAGCAACTTGTTCAAGAGCGTGATACATTCCATAAGCGCATTGAAGAGGCGGCCGCAAATACTGTTATGTTGCGTCGTGAGGCTATAAATACTGTACCGATGTTCGAGTTTGCAGGCGAACATGCTCGTTTAGGATTTAAACTCAACGAATTGGCATTAAGAATTGTTGAAAATGATGAACTTGCTGGCTTTGTTAATAAGATTGGCACTAAGCTATGTAAGGAAGGTCAGATTAATGATTTCGAGAAGGCGGTACTTACGCAAGTTCTTGAGAATGCGCAAGTAGTTGAAAAGACAGAAAGTGCAAGAAAAGAAATTAAAGAATCTGCAGACCTGTCATCTTTCTTTGATAAATACATTATGAACTTCTATTAAGAAGTTCTTGACAAACACACAATAAGTTCGTACACTAGACACTGTACGAAATGTAGTCAGTAAGGCGTGAAAGGGTATAACGCGACCCAAGTAAGCCGTGTCTCGATTAATAGCGTTTTATTAAACTAAAGCATAGGAAAAACAAATCATGTCTAAAACATTAGAAGAAATTCGCAAGAAGTTACAAGCACTCGAGTCACGCAAAGGTGGCGGCACACAAGGTTTCAGCGGCGATAAGGCAACTTACGCACATTGGAATATCCCAGAGGGCACATCCGCAATTCAAAGATTTCTCCCAGACGCCAACGAAGATAACACATTCTTCTGGGCTGAGAAGCAAATCATCAAGCTTCCTTTCCCTGGTATCAAGGGACAAGACGAAAGCAAGCCAGTTATTGTTCAAGTTCCATGTATCGAAATGTTTGACGGTCCAAAGACCTGTCCTGTACTGAACGAAGTCCGTCCTTGGTGGAAGGATAAGTCTCTTGAAGAGACCGCTCGTAAGTATTGGGTAAAGCGTTCGTATTACATGCAAGGTTTTGTCAAGCAAGATCCAATGAACGAACAAGATCCTCCAGAAAATCCAATCCGTAAGTACATTATGGGTCCGCAGATTTTCGCAATCATCAAGGCAGCATTACTTGATCCTGATATGACATACAGCCCTGTTGATTTAATCAACGGTACTGACTTTATCATTTCCAAGACAAGCAAGGGCGGTTTTGCCGACTACGGTACTTCGAAGTGGGCAAGAAAGGAATCCAGCATTACTGAAGATATGCAAGCAGCTATCGACAAGTACGGTTTGGTTGATCTTTCGACATACCTACCGAAGCGTCCTACTCCGGAACAACTTGCCATCATCTATGAAATGTTCCAAGCATCTCTAGATGGCGAATTGTATGATCCGGCACAGTGGAGCCAGCATTACAAGCCATTCGGCTTCGACGCAGCCGGCGGTGATGATCCTGATGCAGGCGAAGGCAAGAAAGTCAACCGCAGCGCACCTGTATCGCGTCCGGCAGTTTCTACTCCTGTAGTACCTAAGGTTACACAACCTGTAGTTACAGAAGAGTCAGAAGATCCTCCGTTCGATGTTGATGTTCCTGCTGACGATGCAACACCGGTAGCTACCACAGCAGCACCGGCTGGTAAATCTCCTCAAGAAATCCTGGCAATGCTCAGAAATCGTAATAAATGATAATAGTGGGGTTCGCCCCACTTTAATTTTATGAAAAATTCTGCCAGGCAATTTGCTTTAGATAATAATCTTTCTACATATATTTCAGAAAAGGCATGTAAGAGAGGTCATTTTGCTCCTAGGAGAGTAAAAGATTCGGCGTGTACTGAATGTGAACAATTGCGCAAATCATCAGCATATTATGAAAAATATAAAACCGATGAGAATGCATTTCGCAAACAATTTTCTGATTTACGTAATAGAGCAAAAAAGAATAATATACCATTCTCTATAATTTTTGAAGATATAGAAAAACCGGAATATTGTCCTATTTTAGGAATTAAACTTCATTACGGTATAAATCATTATTCTGATGAATTAAAATGGCGCAAAAATCCTAATAAAGCAAGTTTTGATAAACTAGATCCATTATTAGGCTATGTACCTGGCAATGTATTCGTAATTAGTCTGCGAGCAAACAGATTAAAGAATAATTCAACAATTGGCGAGATAGAAAATATACTTGCCTATATGAAAAGGAATAAATGACATGGCCAAGCCATTTGATATTTCTAAGTTCAGAAAAAATCTGACAAAAAGCATTACAGGTATTTCTACGGGGTTTAACGATCCCGACATATGGGTTAGCACAGGCTCATATGGTTTAAATTATCTTATCAGCGGGGATTTCTTTCGCGGAGTTCCTATGGGTAAGGTTACTGTGTTTGCAGGTGAATCGGGTGCAGGTAAGTCCTACATTGTTTCTGGTAACATTGCAAAGGCTGCGCAAGAGCAAGGTATTTTCGTTGTTATGATTGACTCTGAAAATGCACTTGACGAAGGTTGGCTAAAGCCGCTTGGCGTAGACACAAGCGAAGAAAAGATGTTGCGTATCAGCGCATCTATGATTGACGAAGTTGCAAAGATTGTTCACGACTTTGTTACTGAATACAAGACAAATTATCTGGATCTTCCTAGAGCAGAGCGTCCTAAGATTATGTTCATTATCGACTCGCTTGGTATGCTGCTTACTCCGACTGAAGTAAATCAGTTCGAAGCAGGCGATATGAAGGGAGACATGGGACGCAAGGCAAAGCAGCTGAAAGCTTTCGTTTCAAACTGTGTAAACATGTTTGGTGATTTGAATATCGGTATGGTTGTTACAAATCACACCTATGCGAGTCAAGACATGTTCGATCCCGATGACAAGATTTCCGGCGGTTCAGGCTTCATGTTTGCTTCGAGCATTATCGTTGCAATGAAGAAGTACAAGCTGAAGGAAGACGAGGACGGTAACAAGGTTACAGAAGTAAAGGGTATCAGAGCAACTTGCAAAGTTGTTAAGACTCGATACGCAAAACCGTTTGAATCAATTAAGATTGATATCCCTTGGGAATCTGGTATGAACCCGATTTCCGGATTGTTTGACCTGTTTGAGAAATCAGGAGTGTTAACCAAAGAGGGCAATCGTTATAAGTATACATCAAAGCGCACCGGCGCAGAGATGAAGTATTTCCGCAAGGAATGGAATGACTTGGAGAAGATGAAAGTCATTATGGACGAATTTACAGGCGACGATTTCAAGGTAGTAATCTCCGATTCTGCCGAAGACGGAATCAATGTGCCTGTAGTATCAGAGGAGTAAGTTATGGTAAACGATAATCATGAACTGTTGTTGGAACTGTGGGCTAGAATCAAGTCCCATGTGTCTCCAAAAGAAAGATTAGAAGTAGCAGATATTTTTGTTGTTGTATTCGATGAGTTCGGTCTTGTAGATGAAAATCTATTAGATGAAGACTTAGATAAAGAAATGCGTGCAGCAGCAAGAAGCCATTTGTCGGAAGAAGTTGACTACGATGAGGAGTATGACGATGACGACAACGGCCACGGCTTCTGAATTCGGAAAGACATTACTCGAAACGATTAAGAGCAAGGATGTTCTGAACACCATTACGCAAGTCCAGCAGTACAAAGAGAATATGAGAGATGTTACTGTGGGTGCTGACTACGTTACCTGGATTTCAGAACCTGTTAATCTGACTTTGGTACATAAGGCCTTAGCAGAAGACTTAGGAGTCCCTCCGCGTGTTCTAGCAATCAGACGAGCACAGATGTCAAGACCTCAGAGAGCATATCTGTTGGTGCAAGCAATGGAATTAGGAATTAAGAAAGTACACAAATTGTGAGTTCATGGTATTACAAGGTCACAGCAGATCTTTCTAATGTACCTGCCTTTATAGAACACTTCGAGGAAGAGCTGGAGACAGCTCGTATGGAGTTATCTTTAAAAGGTAAGTCATTGGAAAGGCATGCGGCTGAGTTGCCCGGATTAGTGGAACACAGATATTCGCAGCTACAAGAAATTGAAGCTATTCTAGAATATCTTAATATTCAGTTGCGTAAAGACAGATCTATCGAATTTAAAAAGTTCTTAGAGGCGTACAATAAGACGCTGAGTTCGCGAGATGCAGAAAAGTATGTTGATGGTGTAGCATCAATTGTTGATTCAACATTGTTGATAAATGAAATTGCATTGTTGCGAAATAAGTATCTAGGAATAACAAAGGGCATGGAAGCAAAGAATTTCATGACCGGGCATATTATAAAATTAAGGGCGGCCGGATTGGATGATGCGAGTATCTAATGGCAACAGAAAACGAAATAGAAAGATGGATTAAATCAAAACCATTCCAGTACTGGATATGTAAGTATTTTAGTCATCTATGGATTAAGCCACCGACTCGTTCGGTAGAAGATCATCAAAAAATTCAAATAACAGTTGTTGTAGGAATTCTTTGTACTCTTTCTGATTATTTTGGCGGAACTCTAGAACACCAGCCAATAGATGTTATTCGCAATGTTTTATATTCAACCGAGGGAAGATATAGCCCCGGCAGTGTTAAGATTTTAGAAAATAATCTTAATTGGATTAAGACTCACCCACAAGCTGAAAATTGGCAGCGCATCCATGCCAGTGAAGAATTAACAGCCATAGAAGACAGGATGTGGAATAAATTATATTAAAAGGAGGCAATATGCCGAGAAATATTCACGAAGATTTACAGAACCATCACGACACCAAATCACATACATTTAACACAACATTTGGTATGAATCCACCATATACAAAAGAGCAGAGTGCAATTATTGATTTAGAAACAAAGGTTGCCGAATTAGAAGCACAATGTCGTATCATGGTGTCGCATATCGGGGCATTAGAGACAAAATCTAAGTAATGTTCTATACCTATGCTTATATAAGATCAAAAGATTCTGCTACAGCAAAGGCAGGAACTCCGTATTATATAGGCAAAGGCAAAGGCAATCGTGCATACGAATGGCGTAAAAATGTGCCTAAACCCAAAAACAACAATTTTATTATCTTATTAGAAACTAATCTAACAGAGACAGGTGCATTAGCACTCGAGCGTAGATTGATAAAGTGGTGGGGAAGAAAAGATTTAGGTACGGGTATTCTTCTTAACAGAACAGACGGCGGTGAGGGGCTAACTGGCAGACAACCATCGGCCGTTGGTAAGAAACATACAATCGAGACTCGGCAGAAGATGTCACGGATTAGAAAAGAAAATCCGTTAACAGAAAAGCAGTTAGATGTTCTTAGAAAAATGGCTGAACATAATAAGGATGGTAAATCGTGGAACAGTGGTGTTTCTACAGGTCCGCGAACTTTCGATCAGAATGAGAATAACAGGCAGGCTCAGCTAGCTAGATGGTCTGTAGCTAAAGAACAAAGAGACGAAGAGTATTTTAAAAATCCGACCTATTGTTGTCACTGTAAACTGGTTCTATCTTTCAGAAAAAGACATAAGCAATATTGCGACAAAACATGTTCCAGCAAGGCTAGACGAAAATGAAAACAAAATTAGAAATTGTCGATGAAGTGAATGTTCGCTTCCATGATTTAGATGTTGTATGCCGTCGCAAAATGGTAGAGGCACTAGAATATTTTATTCCATCGGCACAATACACTCCGGCCTACCGGCTGGGACGATGGTCGGGAAAAATGTCGTATGCAGACATCGGCGGTCGTTCATATCTAAATCTATTAGATAAACTCTTACCCATTGTGCAACAGCACGGTTATGAAATTGAGATCGATGACCAGCGCGAGCAGCATTCTTTTGAATTTGAAAAAGTCGATGAAGATAGCTACAGCCACATTAGCTGGCCCAAAGGGCATCCACTTGCTGGACAACCTATCAAGATCAAGGAACATCAACTTGATGTAATTAACTCTTACCTTGAGAACATCACAGGCATTAACATTGCCCCGACAGGCTCGGGAAAGACCCTAATTACGGCGATTCTTAGCCATAAGGCCGAACCTTATGGCCGCACGATAGTTATTGTGCCTACAAAGGATTTAGTCACACAAACAGAAGAAGATTACATTAACCTTGGATTAGATGTAGGTGTCTATTACGGCGATAGAAAAGAATATCGCAAGACCCACACAATTTGTACATGGCAAAGCTTAGAAAGCCTAGCAAAGAAATCAAAAGAAACCGAGCTAGAGATTTATATCGAAGATTTCTTCGAGGGCGTGGTGTGCGTCATAGTGGACGAGGTACACAAGGCGAAAGCCGATGTATTGAGAAAACTGTTATCGACTTATTTGGCTAAAGCACCTATTCGCTGGGGTCTTACTGGTACAATGCCGGAAGAAGACTTTGAAAAGGTAGGCGTTATCGCTTGTATCGGCCCTATGCTGGGTAGAATCAATACAAAAGATCTTCAAGATAGCGGAATCCTTGCACAGTTGCATGTGAATGTGTGGCAACTACAAGACTTAGGTGAAGCAGCATTTGATAACTATCAATCCGAACTGAAATGGTTAACTACTAATCCGGCACGGCTAAAATATCTTGCCAAGCAAGTGGAAGAAATGGCCGAGACCGGCAACACACTTATATTGGTAGATCGCATTGAGACTGGAGAAAAGTTACAATCACTTATACCGGGCTCGATTTTCGTTTCCGGTAAGATGAAGTCAAAGGACAGAAAAGCCGAGTATAAAGAAGTTCAGGAAGTAGACGGGAAGATTATTATTGCTACATATGGTGTAGCATCTACAGGCATTAACATCGTCCGTATTTTTAATCTTGTTCTATTTGAAGCAGGTAAGAGCTTTGTGAGAGTAATTCAAAGTATAGGTCGTGGCATTCGTGTTGCACCAGATAAGGACTTTGTAAACATCTATGATGTTTGCTCGAACTGTAAGTTCTCAAAGAGGCACCTAACAAAGCGCAAGAAGTTCTATACAGAGGCACAATATCCATTTAGTATTAAGAAGGTGCAGTATTGAAAACTATTGAAACAGAAATATCTTGGGGATATTTGCCATTAATAGAAATATTTGCAAAAGCAAATAGTTTAGTTTTGAAATTTGAGCCAAGGTATACAACTGAACCAACTCGTGAATTTATAACAATTCATTATGAGGAAAATTCCGATACTGATATAACGATTACCTGGTTGTCGTTTAAGCATCTCGGATTTAACAATATGTTGTGTGATTATTTAATAAGATGTAATGTGGAACCTATGATGATTCCAATAGGAAAAGTCGTAATGAGAAAAGATCCAGAGCTGGCAGAAAAAGAATGGCAAGAACATAGAAGGAAAATTGGGCTCACAAGATGAATATTTTAACAAATGAAAACAGGGCTTACAACTTAGATAAGATCCCGAACGAAATAGAAGACATTAGGTATTGCGTATTAGATTATTCGGATCCTAAGAATCCTGATTACTTTTTTATACCATTAATCTTCCTGGAAAGCTTTTATGCACCAGCTGTTGTTCTAAAGATAGGCGAATATACTGTACAAATGCCGCTTGATTGGTCTATACTTGTATGCGATGAGGACTATAGTGATTTAGAGCTAATGCCACTCACAAGTTTAAATGATCGTGGATTTCACACCATGGTTTTTAATCCACTAAGGCATATGGTACCAAGACCACAAGAAGTAAACATTACAAATGTCTACGCAGAAGTGAAATGGTATTTCCCTAAGTTAAAGAACGGAAACATTTTAGTTGTTCCTGTAGAAGATAAACCTCATCCTAACTGTGTATTATTTGTAAAGGAAGTTAGTAAACTTCCCGATGTGATTGATATGGGAGCACTCTTTGAGTAACGAAGTAGGTGATTGGATTGAAGGTTTTTATCAAATGAACCCAGATGCGGTTCGAGTTGATGATGAGCCTAAGAAGAAAAAGAAAGAAAGTACACTGACATTGCAAGTTGAGTTACCTGCAATGGATTTGCGTAACATGGACTTCTATGCGAAGTTATCTGATGAGCACAAGAAAGAAATCAGCTTATGGGTGCTAATGAGATTCATGAGTTCATCGCAAGGTGCAACAGAACACCATATAATGATGGTTAATGATGTTGTAAATCATAACTTCAGCAATATTTCCAAGCATCCGGAATTGCAATGGAAGTTATTGGCATTGTGCGGCACAGGTAAGAAACAATTCCATCCATGGATCGCCCCACCTAGGGGCATCAAAAAGAATAAGTTAGAAGAAGCAGTTCTAAAGCATTACCCGTTACTTAAAGATAGCGATTTGGAATTATTACTCAAACTAAATACCCAAGCAGATTGGGAAGCATTCTTTAAAGACAACGGATACGACGACAAAACAATTAAGGAACTGTTCAACACTAAGGGTAAATAACTGTGTTGGCAAAAAAGAAAATGGATCAAGACTTCAGCTGTAAGTTTTGCGGAAATAAATTTCATAAGGAAACTACACTAGCCACCCATATGTGCGTTAAGAAAAGACGCCATATGGAGCTCGGTGCTTCTGGATCGAGATTTGGTTTCCGTACATTCCAACGATTCTACGAGTTGACAACTCAATCAAAGAAACTAAAATCCACAGACGATTTTATCAATAGTCCCTACTATATCGACTTTGTAAAGTTTGGTAATCATCTAGCATTACTAAAGCCAGTTCATATTGACAAGTATATCGATTTTGTTATTATGAATGGAGTAAAGTTAAAAGATTGGACAAAGGATTTTGTGTATGACCTCTATATTGAGGATCTACTCAAAAAAGAACCCGCTGTAAGTGCAACCGAGAGAACCATTACAGAGATAATGGAATGGTGTGATAGGAATACCGTTGAGTTTGATAAATTCTTTTCGACAGTAAATGCAAATGAAGCAGCACACCTGATTAGAACAGGCAGAATTAGTCCATGGGTCTTATATCTTAGTTCAACCGGCGAACAGTTAATGTCCCGTTTTAACGAAGATCATGCCAATATGATTGGCGCTGTAATTGATCCCGGTTTTTGGATGAGAAAGTTTAAGAAGGCAGACGATGATGTTGACTTCATTAAGAATATTTTGGAGCAATCAAAGTTATGACAAAGACACACAGAAGAAAAGGTAAGGAAGTAGGATCAAAAGATCCAAAGGGTAAATGTGACATGTGTAACCATAGAAAAGCTACACATTGGTTTGGTATGACAAGCGTTGCATTATGCGACGAGGAAGAGTGCGCAGAACGAAATCAGGTTAACTGGGATCGCATGATAGAAGACATGGAAGATGAAAATGGTTATTGATATTCTTGATTGGGATATAACTTATACTGAACTTATGCAATGGATTTCCATTACGGGTGCCGAGTTAGTTGCCATTACCGGCCTTGGTGGCTTTGGAGCATTTACCGGCTCCGTTGGTCCATGTACAAAGTACGAATTTTATAAAGAGGAAGACTTTGTAATGTTCAAACTTGCTTTTCAAAAAGAAAAGAAATAACATATAAAGTAGGATATCGAGATAAACAGATATTTGATGTATCTGCTTACTACGCACCCTATATTCCGTATCCAAATGAAAAAAGTAACAACTGATGTAGATATCGATGTGTTTGGTCGGGATAAAATCCTAGAAGGATTAGAATGTATCTTTGGCCGCATCGATCGTGCTGATAACAAGTACGATAAGCATAACACTGGTGTATACTTTCAGAATATTCCGCGTGATCCTGTAACTAATATTTCTACAGTCGATCACCGTATTGCCAAAGATTATGGTTATTTTAAGATTGACTTTCTTAATGTCAATATGTATGAAAATATTAGGGATGAAGAACATCTCCTAAAACTATTGAATACGGAACCACCCTGGGACTTCTTCGAATATAAAGAAGTAACAGAACAACTGTTCCACCTTAGTGGTCATAGCAACTTGCTCAGCAAGTACAGACCACAGTCCGTAGAAGACTTAGCTATGATTTTGGCTATTATCCGACCAGCCAAGGCACACCTGCAGCAGCAAGGCTGGGATAAGATTAGGGATGAGGTGTGGGTTAAAACAGGCGACGAAAACTACCAGTTTAAGAGATCACATGCAATTAGCTATGCGCTAGCTATTATTGTGAATCTAAATTTACTGATAGAAGAACTATCTAAGGATTAGTCTGTTCGTCTCACTAAGTGAATCTGACGCTTCTTAATGCGCTTCCTCATAATATTATTAAGGCTTGTTACCGAGCCGAATAATATCTCTACATCTTTATTTACAATTGTTTTCATGCAGTAACGGAATGGTTGCATCTGTCCCTGCAAGAAAATATTGATAGGTAAAAGTCTATTACTCTCCCACCACCAAGTTTCTCCGTACTCTAAAAAGAGCACCTTCTCTTCGGGTGAGCGTATAGATTCGTAGTCATAGAAACTAATAATTTTATCATCAGAATTCTGTATAATGCCGATATACTCGTGAGTTTGGCAGCGAATTCCGCTTAGAAAGGGAAATTTTTCTTTGATTTCTTCTAGATTAATCATACCTTGTTATTTATGAACTTTGGGCGGTGTCGAAACTTTTTTTGGCGCTGATAGTGATAAATATGAATAATATGTTCTATGTCTATGCCTATCTTCGTAAGTCCGACAATACACCCTACTATATAGGAAAGGGCAAGGAGTCTCGCGCATACGAAAAGCATAATGTTTCTGTTCCAAATAGTAGAAATAATATAGTGTTTTTAGAGACTGGTCTTACCGAAATTGGTGCTTTTGCACTTGAACGCAGAATGATTAAATGGTACGGACGAAAAGATTTAGGAACCGGTATTCTCCGCAATAGGACAGATGGTGGTGAAGGTAGTGCTGGTAGAATAGTTTCCATTGAATCGAAAAGGAAACAAGTGCAGACTCGGCGTGAAAACGGAAATTATGTTGTATCAGAGGAAACAAGACAAAAAATTTCCGTAAAAACATCAATATCTACAACAGGTGTAAAGAAATCTGTAGAACATTCAAAAAATATAGGTTTGGCGAAAATAGGTAATAAAAATCCTATGTTTGGTAAAACTCCTACAGCGGAACACAAAATGAAAATTAGTCTTACAATGAGTGGTATTTCTAAGCCACAGATTTCTTGTCCACATTGTAATAAAACAGGTGGTAAACCGGTAATGGCTCGTCACCACTTTGATAACTGTAAACACAAGGAGTAACTAATGTGGATGTTACCTTTAAAAAAATATATTTGTACGATCATGTCTGGCAGCTACTTGCTGTTGGCGACACCTTTTGTCCTTGCAAGGATACAGGCCCAATGAATAATAATACTCCTTTGAAATGCCATAAGGGTATTGATAACAAACTCATCTTTAGAGCATTGGGCCCGGACAGAGTTCCGCTTGATATTTCATGCACTCAGCAAGTGTATGCAAGAATCGTTGATCCGGATAATAGAATGGTTGTTCTTGAGAAACTATGCAGAATAGGACCAGCTAAAGGGATTATTACCTGTGAATTAGATTCGGGCGATATTGCTTTACTTCACGCCGGTCTTTATAACTTTGTATTGATTAGAACAGAAGACTTTGTTTCTAATGTGCCCGGTTATTATGTTGAGAAGCCCTTATATAGTGACATGAATGATAATGTCGCTATGGAAATTGAAATTACAGAACAAGCATTCAAGGCACCTAAACCTAGCATTATTATTAATCCGGAAGATTGGATTCCCGATATTATCCTTTCTACCATGACTGCACCTGCACCTTGTTTCTATACTTCCAGAATTCCTGGCGGCCGTGTTCAAAATCATATTGACTCGGTTCACTCGTTCTCTACATACACTGAAAACTTCACAGGTATTCTCGAAATTTGGGGATCGTTAGAAGAAACTCCGGATCCGTATCTAAATTCAGCACGATGGTTTAAAATTTATCCATCGTCTATGTCTAATGACATTGAATTTATTCAATATACAGGCACACAGGCATGGACCTTCTCTGCAAACTTTATGTGGTTGAAGTTTAGATATTTCCCAAGCACAGAAGTTTTAGATCCCGGTATTATGAGAAAACTTATTGTAAGAACATGAAGGCAGAAGAATTTTTAATAGAATCATCTATTGATGATAATTTTGATTTTGTAATAAAACCTAAGCGGGGAATGTACGCATTTCCGAAGGGTGTGGACCAATCTGATAAGAATAATGCAGCAGGATGGCTTGGATTATCTTTCGTTAGCCCCGGTGTATACGAAGTGGCTGATGTTTTAGTTCATCCCGAATATAAAAGGCAAGGTCTCGCAACAGCAATGTATCAGAAAATGATTGATACGGGTATTAGGCTTGTTCGCTCTAATGAGCAACGGCCCGACGGAAGCGCAATGTGGGCAGGATTTGCAAAGAAAGGTCTTGCCAGGAATAGAGAATTTGTCGGTAAAAACTAATATTGATTTTCTGTAGAGAATCTGTTACACTTACCGTATGATCCTAGATGTCTTAAAAGACGCAATCCTTTCCAACCTTGGTACTCTTAAGCAAGCCCCTAAGGGCTGGCATAAGCGTAACTGTATGCTTTGCCACACACAAGGGCACGGCAGAGATACCCGCAACCGTTTTGGAATCCAGTTTAACCCAAACTCAATCGCACTAAATTGTTTCAATTGCGGATTCTCCGCTGGTTACACAGAAGGCGAGGAGCTATCTAAACACTTCAAGTTTTTCCTAACCCAATTACACATAGATGACAAATTCATTAAGCAAATCGAATTTGAAATCTTTAAGTCTAAAAATAAGATTGATGCATTGCGTGAAGGCGAAAAGGTTGAGGATAAGGAAGGTAAACTCAAAAACTTGTTCCAGAAGTGGAAACCAATGGAGTTGCCCAAGGATTCGTTACCTGTATCTCAATGGCTAGAATACGGTTTAGATAATCCCAACTTTCTAAAAGTTGTAAACTATGCACTTGATAGAAAAATATTTGATTTAGACAACTTCTACTGGTCACCGCTACGAGAACATAATCTAAATCAAAGATTGATTATACCTTATTACTACAAAAGAAAAATTGTAGGATTTACTTCGCGACTTTGTTTCAATCCGCCCGACAAGTCTATCCCAAAATACTATCAACAATGCCCCGAAGACTTTGTCTACAATCTCGACAATCAACAAGAGTGGTCTCGTAAATATGCACTTGTTACAGAGGGAGTTCTAGATGCCTGGGTTTTAGATGGCATAAGTATATTAGGAGAAGTAGGCCAGGCGAAGATTGATATTATCAACCGATTGCAGAAAGAAGTTATCGTATGCCCAGACGGTGACAAGAAAGGTTGGGATTTAGTTCAAATTGCAATAGATAACAACTGGGCGGTCTCGTTCCCCAAATGGAGCATGGAATTCAAAGACCCTGCAAGAGCAGCAGAAAAATACGGAAGGTTACTAACAACTCACTCTGTTATTTCTTCAGCAGTTCACGGCAAGGATAAAATACAATTAAAATGGAACATTGAACAAAATGACAGAGAACGAAAACGCAAGTGAAATTAATGACTATAGCAAGGACATAGAAGACTTGTTCATTAGTTTCATGATGAGCAAGCCGGATCTGTTTGTACGATGCAAGGGTATTCTAAAGTCGCAATATTTTGATGATAAGCAAAACAGAGATACAGTTGCTTTCATTGAAGGGTATAGTGTTGACTTTTCAGAAATCCCGTCATTGCAACAAATCAGAGCAGTTACCAGAAAAGAAATAGACCTAATGGAGGTCGAGGCTGCAAAGCACGACAATTGGTTCTTAAGAGAATTTGAAAAGTTTTGTAGGCATAAGGCACTTAGGGATGCAATTCTTGCATCGCCGGATTTGCTTGATGAGGGCAGATATGGCGAAGTTGAATCAACTATTAAGGCGGCGGTGCAAATCGCCCTGGTTAAGGACCTTGGAACAGATTATTACGCAAATCCCAAAGCACGACTTGAAGCGATTCGTGAGGGTAAGGGTCAGGTATCGACGGGCTGGAAAACAGTAGATGAAAAGCTATATGGTGGTCTAAACAAAGGTGAAATTACAATCTTTGCCGGACAATCTGGTGCTGGTAAATCTCTTTTCTTACAGAACCTTGCAGTCAACTGGGCGCAGGCAGGATTAAATGTAATTTATCTTTCACTAGAACTTAGCGAACCATTGTGTTCTATGCGTGTGGATGCAATGCACACTGGATTTGAAACTCGCGAAGTAATGCGTAACATCGATGATGTTCACATTAAGGTAAGAGCATCACAACAAAAGACTAAAGGTAATCTGCAAGTAAAGCAATTGCCAAACGGCTGTACTTCTAATGATATTCGTGCTTATGTCAAAGAATACGAGATCTTTAAGAAGGTAAAGGTAGATGCAATTCTTGTAGACTATTTGGATCTAATGATGCCAATGTCTAAGAAGATTTCAGCAGAAAACTTATTCGTTAAGGACAAGTATGTTACTGAAGAGTTGCGTAACCTTGCAGTAGAGTTACAGGTAGTAACAGTTTCGGCTTCTCAGTTGAATCGTGGTTCTTATGAAGAAATTGAGTTTGACCCAAGCCATATTGCTGGTGGTATTTCTAAAGTTAACACAGCAGATAATGTCATCGGTATCTTTACAAGTGCTGCAATGAAAGAAGGCGGTAGATATCAAATTCAATTTATGAAGACGCGTTCTAGTTCGGGCGTAGGATCTAAGGTAGACTTATCCTTTGATAACAAATGTCTTAGAATTACTGACCTGGAAGAAGGCGACGATAATGCTATACAAGCAACTTCTAAGAACATCTATGAGCAATTAAAGAAGAAGAGTGTAGTAAGAGGCGGAGAAAAGGCAGAACCGAGCTCCGGAGACGCAACATCAATGACACAGAATAGTGGAAAAGCTAATCCATTGGAAGGTGCGGCCGTGTTAAGAGCTTTTATTAAGAATAGATAGATAAATATGCGAAAGTAATTGGAGATAGCAAATTGCCTATTAATCGCAGAAGCAGGTCTATTTTAGAAGAGATTAGCTCCTATGTTCCTCAAAAGAGCAAGGAAGATCTCATTGAGGCCAGAGCACAACATATAATAGTTTCAGCCATCAATTTGCTTGAATCTATTGACGAATCTTTTTCACCAGCGGAAGCAGAAGCACTTAAGAAACGCTTTGTTTCCAGCATCCGTGGCTCCGACCCTAACCGATTTACCCGTATGGTTAAGAGAATTAAGGGTGGATGTGACGGAGAAGACGAATTCGATGGACACTAAAGCTTTAACAAAAGATTGGATTCAGTATTTAAAAAATAACAGAATTGTTGACCTTAAATCAGATCCGTCCGGTAAACTTAATTACAGAAGAGATGTAACTGCACAAGATTTAGAAAAATTTCTAGATATAAGCTTTCCCGAAGAAAAAGTATCAAACGCTATCAAGATGGTCCTTGCCAAGAAAGGTGCAGGCAATGGACAGTCAAAACTCCAGAACAATCCCACACAACAGCAACCCGGCTCGTCACTATCGACATGGTCTCAATCTGAAACAACACCGGGGCAACCTGTACCGCAAGGCCAGCAAAGAATAGGGTCTAGTGTTCCGCCAGCCTCCCCACAACAACCTGCAGCAAAGAAATCTAAGTATAGTAAGGATGATGCTGAAGATATCGAGTTTAGAGAACCAGGTCAGAAGAAAGGCAAGGTAAAGGAAGCAATCCGTGATAATCCCGGCGATACATTTAGCGAAGACGATGTTGAAGCAGTATTTAGGTTGTTAACTTCGCCTGGTGCAGAACAACCAAGTCAAGAAGAGCCAGCCCAGCAGGCCGAAGTATCAACAGAGCAAAAACAGGCTGCACTAAAGAAAATTAAGTATGCCATTAGAGATGTGTTGTCTCCAAAGCAGAGAAAAACATTCTGGCGCGCACTTAATGACACAAATATTTCCGAATCATTGATTACCACTGCTGATGCAAAGGCATTGCTACAAGGTGCGGCTAAACTCAGAAGCAAGCCAACACTGGGCGGAAGAATATTCAAAGGTCTGCAGAAAGATAAGATTGAGGTAAACGATCTTCAACAAGCATGGAAAGAAGCCGGTTTTCCAGATGACACTAGAGACATTGCTGCTATACTAAAGGATCAGTTTGGCTTCTCCGAAGATGAGATAGAGAAAGTATTCTCCAATGTATTTGATTCCGACGACGAAGATGAAGACAACGATAATGAGCCAGTTGCAAGTCCAGCAATTCAAGGAATGGTTGATCATATTAATGAATTAGGATTAACCGACGAAGTCAAGAAGTTTATGGAAAAAGAATTCGGGCAGGAACTAGGGTTACAAGATAATCCAGGTATGTTCAGTAAACTAAAGAAGTTTTTTGGAAAGAAAGCAGTTGCCGAAGATGTAAGATATATCTTCACTGCAATTATCCAAGAAGAAAGAAAAGATAGATTTGCAATTTTACGACAACAGGAACAAACACACCTCGGCCGCAGCAAAAAATGATCATAAATGAAATATCCAAAGGCATCACACACATAGAGGATCTTGGAGTTGACGAGTTTCTTAATGTTCTAATTTATCTTAATGAATACGAGATTACCGAAAAAGTAGACGGTGCTCAGATTCTATTTGGACTAGACAAAAACGGTTTATATACCTCCCGTGAAACAAAGGGCGGAGTAAGGGTATATAACCCCGGAGATTATGGTGTAAGTTTTCCAACAACTTACATGAGATCTGCACACAGACTGTTGGAAATGGTATATCCGGATCTAATGGCAGCTGGCTTAAAACCAGGTGATCAGGTCGAGGCCGAAGTATTGTACGGCGAACTTCCAAATGTTGTACCTTACTCGGAAGATAGAAGCTATCTAATCTTCTTGCGCACAACCGAGGGTGAAGTAAATATCGACCGTTTGAAAGAGAGACTTGACGGGAGATCACTAGACATAACCCAACGGACTCCAATTACAGACGACGGGCGAGATATATACACATCGGACGTAACTGTCGAGTGGATGTTCTCTCGCGCACCAAAAATTTCTATAAATGTGGAATCGTTAAGGACTGCGATTGCTCCACATGCTGCAAAAATGACAGCCTATCTAAGGGAATCGTCCGGTATTTGCGGCCAACCTAATCATGTCATCGAAAGTATGCCTCTTAATAAAAGGCCCGAATGGTGCAGGCCGGAAGACTGGAAAGATGTAAAGGAAGAAGCCAAGGCAAAAAGGATCGAATATCAACACATCTTACGTGAAGGCCACATGGCTAAGATTAAGGAAGTCCTCCTAAATCGCATAGTTCGTAAACAGCGCAGCGAATTCGGTCCTCCTATCGAAGAAGGCGGATGGATTGAAGGTGTAGTTCTTCGACACACCGAAACCGGCAAAATGGTTAAAATTGTTGACAAGGAAGTTTTTGGTGTACTTCGCGAGTCTGCCTGGAAAGCACGCAATCAGTTAACCGAAAGTGCAAGGAGCACAGACGGTAATTTGAGCTTTTTAGGCAATTTAAAGGTAGCACTTGCTACTTCCTTGGGTCATCCCGAGCTAGGCACGATGCAGGCAAAAAACTACCTAAGAAAAGCAGGAACTATTACTGAAGAGCGTATTGCTAATCTTTCTACAGGCATTAGACTAGATGTTGTAAAAGAATACTGGCTCAATTTACTCGAATGCCAGACTGAACTTTTAGGATCGGAATTAGATAAATATGAAGAAGAAACGTCCAGTCAAGAAGGACATGTTTGGGAAGGTATTAAGAGGAGAACTCTTGAGACATTTGCTTCGACATTCGCACTTCTTGAAGACATGCGTTTTCGTACCAGTCAAGCGGTACAAGTAGAGGATTTGATAACAATACTTGCAGGGAAGCAGTTAGCTGATATTTGACATGAGACTAGATGAGATAGTAACATTAAACGATGTTTTGAAGGCAAACCAATATGTAAAATTATTGCATGCCCTAAGCACAAAGGCCGGTACAGATATCAACATAACTCGTATCAAAAATCAGGTAATTCAATCCTGGAAAAAGGGAATGAAGCATCGTAAACACTACGATGATTTACTTTCAAAAATTGATATAAGTCTAAACGATCTTATAGACAAATGAAACTAAAATACATTGCGCCGCCCGATTCAGAGGGCGGCTCTGCTGTGCCCGGATGCGGAACCATCCATATCTCCGAAGTAAAACCTACACTTACCAAATTATCTGATGATTTGGACTTTCCCTTTGACCTAAACGAATATGTACTTGGATCAACTGGTAAGAAAGAATACTCAGGTGATATCGATCTTGTGCTCGACGATAAGTGGTGGGGCCACGGAGTAGCAGCACTAAGAGGCGATTTGGAAAACATCTTCGGTAAGCATGCTGTGGCAAGAAACGGCAGCATGGTACACTTAAGGTACCCGATTGTGGGATATAATCCCGAATTCAAAGAGCACGGTCCGCGCACAGGATATGTCCAAGTTGATTTTAATTTGGGAGATACCGCATGGGAGAAGTTTTATCATTACAGTCCCGGAGACGATTCCGAGTATAAAGGCGCACATAGAAATCTTGCCATTGCGGCTATTTGTGCAGTAGCAGATGTTCAAAGCTCCAGGGAAGTAGATGGATATGATAGACCCGTTGAGCAGATCAGATGGAAGTTTGGACCAAACGGATTTATTCATGTGCGTCGTGAAAGTACCAAAGAAGAACACACAGGTGTATGGAAAAGAAAACAGAATGATACGGTGCTCGAAGATCCAGTTAAGGATCCTGCCCGTATTGCTCGGATCTTATTTCCAGTCGACGGTGTTCCGGATGACCTACATAGTCTAGAAACTATCATAAATGCTGTGGAAAGAAACTACGGGATGACAGATCAGCAACGTATCTGGAAACGCATGGCCTCTAATTTTACCGACTGGAAAGACGGTAAGAACTTTCTCTATCCTACCGAAATTAGTAAATATTTGTCGTCAAGTGATAAATAAGTTTATGAATAGGATAAACCTATCAAAAATTTAAGGAGTTATTCAAAATGACAACAAAAGTAAATGGCGCCGCTTACTCGGGCGTATGGTTTGAAAAGAAGGTTGCTTTCGTTAAGCTTACTTTCAGCAAGGATATCGCAGCTCTTGCAGCAGCTGATTTGTTTGTTCTCGGAACAGCAACACCAGCAGGCGCAGGTACTGTAGCTTCGTCGCTTTTCGGCGTAGTCGAAAGCGCAATGGTTCAAGCTCTTAAGACACTTGAAACAAAGGCAACAGTTCTTGCAATCAGCAAGTATGATGCAACAGCATTCAGCGTTGATGTTATCCTCGGCAATGCAGAAGGTTGGTTCTCGGATGCAGCTGGCTTGATCGCTTCTGGTCTTCCAGTTCTTGGCGCACAAGCAGTTGTTACAACAGCTGGTGCAGCACCAACAAATGTACTTGGCGCTCTTGTTTCTGTTGGCCCAGCCGCAGTTACATTTGACATGGAATTTGCATACATGGATGGCACATTGCCAATCGGTACACTAGCGAACGGTGCATTGGCACTCGGCCCTGGTGCTACATCTGGTGCAACACCAACAAACAGCCCAACTGGTACAGCTGGTTACTACCCAACACCGGGAGTTTAATCCGAATAGGATTAGCGGCAGAAAAGGCGCCTTCGGGCGCTTTTTTGTTGGCTTAAATTTCTAACTCTTGATAAATACTACAACTTGTAGGAGATTACAAAATGGTTTTTAAAGTAAATGGTGGCATCATCAATAGTCAGACACTGACTGGTAGCCTAAGATTTTTCAAAATGACAGGCCCCTTTGCTTGGACTGTTTCTGATGGTTCAGTTAACTTGCCAGTAAAGGTTCATGGTGGTCCTGGTGCTGGTACAACATCTTATTTCGTAGTTGGCGAAGATGCTCCTGTCCCTAACAGTGCGGCAGCCATTGCCCTTGCAGAAATTAGTAAGCAATGCGATATTGTCCTAATCAGTATTCAACCTGCATTGTATGGTGCAACAACACAAATTCAATTTGCGTGCTCTGCTTCGGCATTTGGATGGGGTGCAGATACACCTCCGTATGATGTTCCTCCAGCTAATGCACCGGAAGATTTAGCAGCAGCCGCACCACAGATGCAGGCAGCAGTTCAGGCATTAGGAAATCAAACAGTTTATGTTTCCGTCGGCGCACCTAGTCAGTCGGCTATTCCTGTAACAGCGGTTGCTAACCTTGGTGCAGTAACAATTGTTGAAGTTCCGTTCAAATTAGCATAATTTATGCTATTCTAAAAGAAGGCACCCTATGGGTGCTTTTCTTTTGATCAAGGATAGTGTTTTCTTGATAAATACAAGAAATATTCAAGGAATAGCAATATGCCAGTAAGAACAACGGGCGGTGTATTTGATGAGCAGGTGCTTACAGGCTCCTTAGCTCATTATGTCATCTGCGGCGCCGATTTTAGCGGCGCAATTAATAGTTATGGGCAACCAGTTCCTTTTTCTGCTGCCGAAATTATTTTTACGAAAATATCGGAAGGTGCATACATAAACATAATGAACCCAAACGAATGTAATCTTTCTTTTGCTCTTGAAGCAGGAAGATCTGTATGGGATGAAATTAGTTTAACAGCAATGGTTCAAGCCTTAGGACCGGATGTTGGAACAGATCATGTGGATTGTTCCGTCTGTACAGTTAAGAGAGTTCCCTATGTGTGGGGATGCGGTACAGGAGCAACATCATTTCTTGATTTAACAGATACTCCCGATACATATGTAGGCGCAGCCAATTATGTTGTAACCGTAAATCCTACAGAAACAGGACTTGTTTTTAGTCCGGTAGGTATTGTTTCAAATGCATTCTCGTTTGTTGCATCTCCATTGCAACCGACATTAACTGCCGTAGGCAATGATACTCTAACTTTAATTGCTGGTTCGAATACAATTATAACAACCAATGCACTTGCTAAGAGTGTTACAATTTCGTCGACAGCAGGAACAGATTATATTCCTGTACCACCAGGAACAGCCCTACAAATCAGTACCAAATACTTTGTAACTGCCGCAGGAACAGTAACATTGCCTCCACTTACAGGCTCTGGATATACAGCGGGAAGATCTGTTGTTGTAACTAAGGCTATCGGGTCGACAGTTTTTATTAATGTCGGAAATATAGCAGATATTATTTCTACAGACTTAGGTAATACAAATTCAATCGAATTTGACGCCACACAAGAATGTATATTTGTAAACAATGCTGCCGGTGCCTGGGAACTCCAGATTGGTTCTGTTAACTAATAAAACCCTGGTAAATAGCTAAGATAAGGATAAGAAATGCCAAGACAAATACACGGTGCAGCAACATCGATGCAGAATTTAACAGCAGACTTGCAATATTATGTCTGCTATGCATCTTCGCCTGGTGCATTTACAAATCCTAATCCCAATCCTCCTCCGTCAGAAGAATTAGCAAGACTGGTTAATATTCAAGTTACAGGTAGTCCGCTAGATCAAAGCCAAAAGAATTTCGAAGTATTCCTAATGAGCATAGGATTAAGAGCAATGCCTGTTGTCCTAACTGATCCTGCTCCTGTATTAGAATTAGCAGATTACACATTAGAGCTTTCAGGTGAGGGCTTTATATGGAAATTTGCAGTAGAAAGAGGTGTTCAGTTTTATAACTTTACACCATATGGAACACCCGGCCCTGTTGGGCTTCTGATAGATGACCTCAATGGTGTTGTTATCCCGAGTGGTGTTAGAATTACAACAGTGACAGGTAGCCCGACGGGCTGGAACCAGAATGTTGCCTTCTCGAGGATGGATTCGTTATGAAAGAAGATAGAGTTATTAGATCGCTTATGTACGGCGATGTCGTAAAAAGAATTGCAGAAGAACGAAATATTGGGCTAACAGAGGCGCGAATGCTTCTATCCCAGATGTCTTTTACAGAATATCACAAGCAGGTAGTAGAAGCCAGTGCTGACATTACACCACCGTCTGGGAACACAATCGGACCTAATTCGGGTGGCAGCACACAAATGCAGAAAGCCAATGGGCCCACCAAAGTAAAATCTATTTGGCCCGGGCAAGGTGCTCCAGTCGAAGTAGGAATGACAGTAGGTATTAAAGATCAGAACGGGCTACCTGTTCCTGGACAAATTTCACAGGTCGATGCAGGATCTAAAGGCGTTAAGGTTAAGAATCCGTCGACAGGACAAGACGAATGGCGCAATACCGACGAATTAGAACCATTTATGGCGCAAGGCCAAGATCAGCAACAAACCATTCAACCTGGCACACAGCCGCGTCAGCAAGGGCAGCAAGGCGCCGACCTAACACGCCTACAAGAATTAGCCGGAATTAGGGAGAATTGCAGTGCTGGTGCAACAGGATCCGGTGGAATTGCTGTCGCAGCAATGCCTATGGGCAAAATGAAGCGCAGGCAAGAAACAGACGAACAAGCTCCGCCAGTTGAATATACTCCAAAAGAGCCAGCAAAGACTATTGTCGGAGATACAAAACCAGCGCAGGCGTCGGGAAAGCTATCAGCAGATTTGGCAGCCCGCGGAAAGAAAACAGCAGCAAGGACAAATAACGGATTTAAGAGATGAGTAGAACATCCTTATTAGACAAATTAGATAGAGTAACAGATAAGGCAGCAACTGTTGCCATTTCTCGTGGCTATCCTATTCCTATGTCTAGTAAGTCTACTATGGTAGGTGGGGTGTTTGTTACAAAGAACGATATGGGTTTATATGATATTGTTTCAATCGATAAGCATGTATTGTACGAAAATATATCTGTGTTTGATGTAGCAGTTATTATTGCACAAAGGTATAATGCTGGTGAGACTAGCATTATAAAACAAGTGCTGGCATTAGAAGAAAGATTTTCAAAATACCATACAGATATGATTCACTACTTACATTGTCTTAAGGGTGCGAAAAAGCGCCACGATATTGAGCGTATGGCAATCTTAGAAGATAAATTTCAAGTATCTGAGACACTGGCCAAGAATGCACGGGATCGCATCTCCATTTTCAAGAGAGTGAAATAGCCTGTATAATGATAAATACTAGAAATAAAACTTAATAGGAACGGTTTATATGCTTTTAAACGATATTGGTAAATCACCTGATGCCACTTTCAGGAGGATAAATCAGCACCTTGAAACTAATTATGGCTTTAAGATCTCCGAAAGTGTTAGCGACCAAGACTTGGTTACTATCATGGAACAAATCGAAGAAGAGATTACCGACCTAAAGATCAATGGAGACGATGCTAAAGCTTCTCCAGAAATTTCTAAGAGACTGCTTGTTTTAGAGGGAATTAGAAATCTAAGAGAATATGCAATTATGCAATTTCAATCACCCGAGCTTGAAAAAGTTGTCGGCGATATGGTTGATTTCGTAGTTAATGATTTTAAGATTTGTGGAACCCATCACGGCGCATTTGAAGAATCTGTTAGAGATGCTATGAAGCAATACCGTTCAAGCAAATATCGCTTTCCAGATGATATTATTGAGCAACGTGTCAGACAAGGTGCGATGACAAGATTGCAGACAAAAGCTTCCCAAAGTGAAGAAGTAGGCAATCCATTAATGGCTCCTCCGATGTTTGAAGATACAGACGAAGATGTAATGCAGGATGACGATCAAATGAAAGAAACAGATTTAGAAGAAGCCGGGGGCGGCCGTGGCGATGAAGTCGACTGGGCTGGTCAAGGTTCTCATGTTCGTAGTTCTAACAGAGAATTACCTAGACAGCTAAGTACACGTGGTGCAAGTCGTGCTGCGGGCGGCGATTATGATTTCGCTATGCAGAATGATCCGAACCAAACTGATGCCGATGGTAATCCTGTAAAAATGGTTAGAGATAAGCACGGTCGCATGGTACCAGATCCATGGGCAGCACAACAAGCAGCAAGAAAAAAAGGAATTGTAATGAAAGAGCATGCAAATTTAGTGAAGAATCTTCGCCGCCTTCTAGAAACAGAAGTCAGTCAGGCTGAAGTTATGATGGCAGCCAAGGGCTTTGCTCAAGAGTTGCAAGAAATGGTTGAAAAGATTGGTCGTTTACAAAACGAAGATCTTCCTCCTGTAACAGATCAGATGCGCGAAACATATGGTATGGAATCTGCTTCGGCATTCCAGACACAAATTTACGGCGCTCTCCAGAGCGTTATGGATGCACTATACACAGCTAAGGGTCAAGTCGACGACGCAGTCGGTAACATGGCTTCTACTGGTCAGTTCGATGCATCAGTTGACATGGAAAAAGATCCAGCAATGGGCGGTATGGATGGTATGGATGACACAATGGCTATGGATGCAGATGCAGGCATTGATGCCGATCTTGATAAC